CCCCAACGTCTCTTCAGTCGTCTTCTCATCCGGGCCCAAGAAGGGCTTTTCCCAGATTGACTCCCATTTTGACAGGGAGACCAGGGAGTGCTCGAGTTCCAGAACTACTTCATCCAGCTCGAAGAAGATCGACTTTTCATCGTCGAAGTATTCCAAACTGGGTACGGTTATGGTGAGCACTCCCTGGCTCCTTTCTGCTAGAGACCTTACGCGGTCTTCTTGAACGACCAGTCGTCATCCGCGTTGGCGGTGAAGACGTAGCCGGCGGCCGGCGTGGCCTTGATGACGACCGTGTCGTTGAGCACCGCGATGTTGGTGGTGCCCGAGACGATGGCGTTGGTGTCCGTACGACGGTACACAACACCGGTGGTCGCGTTGATGGTGATGACACCAGCCGCAGTTGCGGTCGGAGCCAGCGGGGTGACAGCGGTCAGCGCACCAGCGAACATCGCGATGACCTCATCGGGCAGCGGAAGACGCGGCGAGGTGCCGGCCGTGCCGTAGAGGGCATCCTCGAGAGCCGTGAGGTTCGCGGGCGTGACCTTGGTCGAGTCGATCGTGAGGATCGAGGTCGGCTTGAGGCCAGTCACCTGCACCGGCGTGGTGCTGTACTCCCAGCTGAAGGTCAGGGCCTCCGGCGAGTCGTTGACCGTGTTGAAGGCCTTCTCCGAGGGTGCTGCGAGAGCGCCGTACACGAGGTGAAGCTTGTAGCCGAGGTCGGGGGAGACGTCGTTACCGAGCTTCGTGCGGTACGTGAAGCCGAAGTTCTTGCGGGTCTGCTGACCGACGGTGACGCCGTTCTGCGGGCTCGCGGTTCCGTCGCACTGCCCGAACTGGGGCGGGTACGTGTAGGCCTCGATCGTACCACCGTGCTCCTCAGCGGAGACCAGGTTGAGGTACTTGATGTTGTCGGCGTAGACGGCCGTAGCCTCTGCACCGGACGGCGACTCCGTGACGGCCGAGAGACCGTTCCAGGCGTAACCATTGTCGTAGATCCCCGCGTTGGGGATGTACAGAACGCCTCGGTCGACACCGGTCTCGAAGAGACGCTCACCGGTCCCGTCCCAAGTAATGCGAGTCATTCATACTCCTTAGAAGTAAAGGTTGAAGTTCGTGTGGTTGAGTGAGTTTGCCTTGAAGTGTCGATCGAACGAACACATAGGCAGTGCAGCAACTTTATCGACGTGGACACTATCCGGATCCTTGTCGATAACGGTTACTTGGTACCGCTTCGTTTGCCGATACGGCGCATTGTCTGCGTGCTGAGTCAGGATGTCGTCCAATTCATAGACGATAGCCGGATAAGCAAGAGACATTTCAGGCGGCGGCTGGAAGTATACGTTGCTAGTCCCGAGCAGCTGCTCTAGGAGAGACTGAAGTTCAAGCCTTCGGTCCATTGTATACACCTCCAGGTCGAATGATCAGGCGGCGCTCTACGACTTCGATATCATCGCAAGTCCACAGAACGCCCTTCCATTCAACGTATCGGATGGCAAAGATGTTTTCGTTTACGAACGCATCCAGAACGATACTAAAGGTGTTACCAATAGTAAGGTTGCCGTTGACGCGAGCACCATCATCCAGCTTCCGTGTGTTACGGAGGACGTCACCAAAGACCTTTCGGGCAATGATGACGTCCTCCCACACACCTGGCCGGATCTCCTGGTTTACGGCAAAGCCGATGTTACCCGAAAACCGTGCCATTTTGAAGATCTAACTAGATCAGATCTCCGAGAAGCTGAAGTACCAGTCAGCCGTGGTGCCGTTCGGGATGAAGTAACCCGCCTCGGCCTCGGCACGCACCTCGACGTCCTCCGTGATGGTCACGTTGCCAGCAGCGGTCAGCTCGTCGTTGACGTAGTAGTCAACACCCGTGGTGGCCGTGATGGTCAGGACGTTGGTCGAACCGTTGAAGGACGGCGCGGTCGGGGTCACCTGGGTGCCGAGGTTGCGACGGATCACGATCGCGGCCTTGGGCTTGGTGAGACCACCGGAGATGCGGGTCTCCATGAGGTACTTGTACTGGTTGAAGTCGATGTCGAAGTCCTCGAAGAACGACAGCTCACCGCCCTTGTTGGCGCCGACCGTGTAGTCCGTGAGGTTGACGACGATGCCGACGAGCGAGGGCTGCTCCTCGAAGACCTCCACCGCGACGATCTCCTTGACGCGAAGGGCCGAAGCAAGCTCCGCCTCCGTGCCGTAGAGACGACGACCCATCTTGTCCTCGAGGAGGAGCAGGTCGGTGATGACCGCGTCCGAGGTGTACAGCGTGGGCGAACCCGAACCGCGGTAGAACCGACGAGACTTGGTGATCTCCTTGATGAGCTGACGGTTGTCCGTGTTGGTGGGCACCTGGATGGGGTGCGCGTACATGGCGTGGTCGTTCGCGATGGAACGAACGCCGATGCCGTCCTGAGCACCGACCGGGTCCTTGATCTTGTCGGGGTTGCCACCGGAGCGGCCGTCACCGATCAGGATCGCGCGCGCGATCTCCTCGTTGAGCATGAAGCGGATCTCCCACTTCAGCCAGGTCACGACGTCGAAGTCCGTGATGTCGAGGATGTCGTCGCGGTCGAGCTTCTGCTTCTTGTAGATGGTCGTCGGGCCGGTGGTACGACGGAGCAGCGAGATGACCTCTTCGGTCTTCATGGTGCCCTTGATGTAACCCTTGGCCCGCGCCTCGGCAGCGGTCAGGTCGGCGACGATGGTCTTCACCTTCGCGAACGGCGAGTGCTTGGTCGCGTTGAGGACCTTGGCCACCCACTCGGTCTGGCGCGCGAGAAGCTCGGGCATGTCCGAGACGTTCTTGGCGTCCGGGAAGAGCAGCTCGATGTTGGTGATGCCGTACTCGTCGGCGTGCGCGATGACGGAGTCGCTCAGCGAACCGAGACGCTCACCGTCCTTGAGGATGGTCTGGATCTGGTCCAGCGTGAGGTGCTTCCGCTTGGGAGCGGCGAGCGAACCGTGCTCGAGGGTCTCACCCTCTGCATCGGCAGTGAAGATGTTGCGGTTCATAAGGTCCTTGTCCTCCTTGAAGTGCTTGATAACACCCGCCGAGACTTCCTCGACGAGCTGGGTGTGCTTGGCGGCCGCAGCCTCCGGGTCCTCGGGCTCAGCCTTCAGAGAGGCCTCCCCAACGAGTGCGTGAAGAACGGTCTGCTGCTTGGGCGTCATCGACTCGATGACATCTTCGAAGCTTTCCTCCTCCTCGGCGGCGTGCTCGACAGTTTCCGTTACCGGATCCACGTTTTCCTCCTCCTCGGCGGTGTCGCCGTGTGAGATGACACCGGAGTCGAAGTTGAGACCGGTGAAGATGATGGCTTCCCCGTCGACGGCGTCGTCCCCATGCATGAGGCTGATGCTTTCGATGAGTGCACCCGGGTTGGCGCCAGCCATGACGAGGCTGACTTCCTTGATGTCACCGTGCATGACGTCGCCCCCACGCATGGTGAGCTTGTTTGCGTAGATGGACAGCTGCGTGATGTTCTTGCTGTGAACAAGCTTCTTCGCAATCAGGC